CACTGGCAGTGCCCGCGCCGCGCGCCCTGCCCCCGGCCCCCCGGGGGCGCCGCCTGTACCGTCCTGGACGCTGACGAGGCAGAGTGGGCGGTGCGCGAGGCGCTGACAGGCTCGACGCTGGCAAGCATGTACCCAGTCGTCGGGGCCGGAGGTGATCTCAGTGGCGAGGGCTAGGCTGACGGCGACCGAGTTCGACTTCGTTAGGCAGCTGGAGTGGGAGGAGATGTCTCCGGCTCAGCTGAAGTCGGCCCGTGAGACGTGGAGGACCGGAGCCGTCTACCAGGATGAGGTGAATCCTCGGGTGTGGTGGGTGCGGTCCTACTCGGCCCGAGGCACGGGCGAGACGAAGCGCGCCGACGGAAAGCGTTTCCACCACGTGGTCCTGAAGTCGGATCACGGTTACCCCCGGTTCACGTGCACCTGCAAGCACGGCCAGAACTCGCGTTGGGCGTCGTGCTGGCACGCCAAGACCGTGGCCCGCATCTACCGGATCATGGTCGATCAGATGAAGCAGCAGGAGAAGGAGGACTTGCTCCATGAGTACCGCAGCAAGTGAAGTGATCGACGGCATCCCCGAGCAGCCGGATAGCGGGGTTGCCGACGCCGGTGACGCTCTCATGGTCGCGGGAGACACCATCCTCTCCATCACGGCGGCCTGCGCCGGAATCCGAATCAAGATGGTCCGTGAGCAGGGCTGGGGCCCGGAGTTCGCGGAGAAGTTCGCCCAGGACCTGGCCCGCGCCCTCGTGAACCAGTCCCTGGCACCGTCCCAGGACTGTCGCTCTGCTCTGGAGGGGCTGTGACTACCGCGAAGCCGCCGGCGCCTCGCAAGCCGGCCCCGCTGGACTACACCCGCCCCATCTGGAAGCGCCAGGACGGAGAGACCGAGGCCGCCTACGCGTCGTTCAAGACCTACCGGGACATGGAGCGGAGGCGGGTGAGAGATGCTCCCAACGGGAACCACTACTCGGCCCGGTGGTCCTGGCGGGAGCGCGTTGAGGCCTGGGACAAACACATGGCTGAGAACGAGGCGAACGAGCTCGTCCGCTACCGGATCGCCATGGGGGACCGCCACCGGGCCCTCGGGCGTAAGGCTCTGGAGAAGGCAGAGATGTGGCTCGACAGCCTCACTGAGGATCGCATCGCGCGGATGAGCGCCAACGGCATCGTCCAGATGATGGACGTCGCGGCGCGCATCGAGCGCGAGGCGGCCGGGGCCGGAGCCGACTCGGCCAAGGTGCAGATCGAGGTCTCTTCCAACCTGGCTGAGATGACGGCCTCGGCCACGACGTCTAGGATCGAGCAGCTGGTAGCTGAGGTCGAGCGCCGCAAACGTGAGCAGGGCCTCATCGACGTAGGTCCCGCTGAAGTTGAGGTGATCGACGCCGAGCAGTAGAGTTGAACCGGGACACTGGGGCAGAGATACCGCCACCCTTGGGATTAGGGGTGGCGGTATTCTGTATCCATATGAAAGTCCGCCACAGCGATAGGAGATACCTATGCCCCGCGTGAAGAAGCCGCTGGAGCCTTGGGAGATGACTCCGGCCCAGCTGGAGGAGGAGCTGGAAGCGCTCATCAAGCGCCAGGCGTGGCTGGAGCATCAGCCAAAGTGCGACCGCCCCTCGTGCGACGGCAAGCCTCACGCCGGCGCGCCGTACCCTCACGACCCGACCTACCGCCAGGCGGCCGACCCGCTGGAGAGCGCTCAGCAGCTTGACGAGGCCTACGCCGGCCGCCCCCACATCCAGTACCTCTCCGACCGGCTGGCAGAGGCGGTGCGCGCCGTCGAGAACGGCGAGAACCGTTACATGACGATCTCCATGCCGCCCCGCATGGGCAAGTCCACGCTGACCTCGATCAACCTGCCGATCTGGCTACTGCGCCAGCACCCTGACTGGAAGATCGGCCTCATCTCGCACTCGCCCCAGCTCGCCACGGCGTGGGGCCGCCAGGTCAGGCGCTTCGTCGAGGAGGACGGCGAGAAGTGGGGAATCAAGATCGCGTCAGACGCCGGCGCCGTGAGCGAGTGGCAGACGACGCGCGGCGGCGGCATCGTCTCGCGGTCTGCCCCCGGCCAGTCGATCACCGGTCTGGGCTTCAAGGTCATGCTCATGGACGACGTCGTGAAGGACTTCGCCGACGCGCACAGCGAGTCGAAGCGCGAGGCGATCTGGGACTGGTGGCAGGCCAACGCCGTCACCCGTCTGGAGCCTCCGTTCCTCTGCATCGCCATCGCCACCCGCTGGCACGAGGACGACTTCATCGGCCGCCTGCTGAACCCCGCTAAGAACCCCGACGCCGGCAAGTGGGAGAACGTGATCTTCCCCGCAATCGCCGAGGAGGGCGACCCGCTCGGCCGCGAGCCCGGCGACCCGCTCTACAGCCCCCTCGTGGAGGAGACGCGCGAGGAGGCGCTTGAGCGCTGGGACTCGCTGAAGCGCTCGGTGGGCTCGTACATGTGGGAGGCCCTGTACCAGCAGCACCCGACCCCGGCGGACGGGAGCATCTTCAACCTCGGATGGCTTCGCTTCTGGACGACCGACCCCTCCAAGGTCAAGGACGGCGACGAGTCGGTCATCCTCCTGCCGCGCGAGCGCCTGGAGCGCGGGCAGTGGCTCGACTCGTGGGACCTCACCTTCAAGGGGTCCTCGACGTCGGACTACGCCGTCGGCCAGCGCTGGTGCCGGCAGGGCCCCGACCGGTTCCTGATTGCCCAGCAGCGTGGGCAGTGGTCGTTCACTCAGACCTTGGAGAAGATGCTGCGCTGGTGCGCGGCCGGCGACCTGGACGACAAGGCCTCCCCCGGAGGGTCGTTCGTTCATCAGCGCCTCGTGGAGGACGCGGCCAACGGTACGGCGGCCATCGACGTGCTGCGCAAGAAGGTCGCAGGCATCAAGCCGATCAAGCCGCGGTCGTCCAAGGAGGTCCGGGCGCGGGCCGTGACGCCGGAGATCGAGTCCGGCAATGTCTACCTCCCGCACCCGTCGGACCCCGGCAACGGGTGGGTGAACGAGCTCATATCGGAGATGCGTGCGTTCCCGTCGGGCCGTCACGATGACCAGGTGGACGCCTTGAGCATGGGTCTGCTCGGGCTGCGGGACGCTGGCCAGGCGTCACTGTTCGTCCCGAGGGGGACGATCCGCCGCGCTGTGAGCGGCCTCTCACTGGCGGGAACGATTCCCCGGTTCTGACGGCTTGCATTTCCCGAGGGGTGGACGTATGATTTCATACGTCCACCCCAACTACGTTAGGAGACAAGATGAAGTCACCTCAGAACAACTGCCCGGAAGCCCTGTTACGGGCCTCTCAGCGGCGAGTCGAGGGGCTGGAGAAGACTCTCCAGTCCGCCTACATCTGGGGGTACACCTTCGGGAAGCTGTTCGAGACGGACGCTCTCATGGGGGCGGCAGCCTTCCCTATCCCGGACGAGATCGTCACCCGAAACCGCATGATCGAGGTGTGGAAGGAGGGATTCAGGAAGCACCACGGCTGGACGATCCCTCCGGAGGAGGCTGATACCGAAAAGGAGCTCTCCTGGATGCTTCACTACGCGTCCCTGCTCCAAAGCGCCCCGGCCCTGCCAAAGGCCCTGGTCCGGGAGATGCTGTGGAAGCTAGCCCGAGCGGCGTCGAACCTGCTGAGTCCGGACCTCGACGTACTGGCCCTCGCCCTGGAGGAGTACATCCGCGCCACCCGGAAGCACCCCGGCATGACGTTGGAGTGCGACGGGCACACCGACGCCACGCGCCTGTTCGCCCTCGTCGAGGAGATCGGCGAGGTCGCGGCGTGCCTGACCTATGACAACAACGCCGAGACCGGCCACAACTCGGATCTGGAGTCCGAGGTGATTCAGGTTATTGCCCTGGCCCTGGCCTGGGCCACCCGGTACCTGGACGATGGGGAGGAGTGAGCGATGAGTTCCTGGCCTACTCATGAGTTTATTCGCGTCATTGAGGGCTACCGAAAGTACTACGGGCATATCGACCCCGTATACGCGCTCCGGTGTCGGGGAGGCTCTTACTTGATCCTTACGGACGGCCCGGATGCGGGATATCTGTCCGAAGGGGGAGGCGATCGCATCGATAGATGGGAGGCCGTCGTGCCCGTACCAGCTGACGACCTGAAGAACCTTCAAGACGAATTACGGGGCGACGACATATCTGATCGGAGTCTGGCCGCCCTGCTGAAGGTAACGTACACCCTGAAGTCTTTAGAAACGACTCCCCTGGACCTGGCCGTGACCAAGGTGAATAATCTCTTGGACGGTCCCAGTACTCTCCTCGACACCTCGTCCGATAGGTATCTGGCCCTGCTGTTGGCGGCTCTATCCACTCTCCAAGAGGTAGAGCACGGGCCGAGACCTCAAGTAAGCCAAGCTCTGGCCACGATCGTGCGTATCTGTGTCCAGTGGGTTGCGGAGGTAGCGCCCACGGGAAGCCCGTACTGGGATCAGGGCGGGGAGGGAGTCTTGCTCAAAGTCCGGGCTAGGGTTGAGTCTGATCCGGCGGTAGGAGGATTCCCCGCCATGGCCGTGCTGGCAGGCGACGCGGCTACCTGGGTCGATGAGGCGCGAGAAACTGAAGAGGGTCGGGAGAGGCTGGCCTCGGGCGTGATTGAGCCAGTCTTCTCCGTCGCTCACTACGCGCTGGCCTTACTGACAGAGAACATGAGAGGGGAGGTGGAGGACTGTGAGTAAGTCCCACAAGATCGCCGCCAAGTTGGAGGACTATCTGAATTCGGGCTACTTCTCCGGAGCGATTATGGATGTATACATGTTGATTAATCACATCCACTTTCTGGAGCAGCAGGTAGCCGGCTTGAAAGACACGATTGCCCGAATGCAGTCCGATACGGAGGAAGAGTGAGCGAGATGTACGCCAAAGTAGGTCACCTCCCTGACCCCTACCGGCTCGACGTCGCCTACGCCGACGGACAGTCGATCGGGACGGTAGAGAAGATCGCGATAGATGAACCGAACCCGGATCGCCTGGGACCTTACATCAGGCGTGCCCTGCGTGAGGGGTTCACGGTCAAGCGGCGGGAGTTCGGCGACGGGGACGGCGAGGCTCGGAAGAGTTTCTCCAGTATGGGGGACATGCGGGAGGTTCTAGACAAAGTCCGCACATTGGCTGGGAACTGCCGACGGCCCAGGCAATCGTGATGGGCCGTAGGCCCCCGACCGGTACTCATTCACCAAGTTCCTATAGGAGACACTTATGACATCCATCAATGACGTGGCAGACCTGCCCAAGCGCCTGGAGGAGTGGGCCGACGGCAAGGGCTACCGCAAGTCCTTCGGGATCGACGCCGAGCGCGCGATGGTGGAGGACCTGCGCAAGCTGCTCTCGCTGACCGTCCAGCAGGCCAAGGCCCTGGAGGACTCCCAGGAGCACGCCAACGCCCTGGAGCAGCGCCTGCCGACCTCGCAGACCGACGACCTTGAGCCGGAGCCCGCGCTCGACGATCCTTTGGAGGAGGCCGCGCGCCTCGACCGCAAGGCCCGTCGGGACGCGAAGCTGGCCCGCGCCGCCCTCCAGCAGGAGGTCCTGACCGCCTACTCCCGTGGTGTGTCGAAGTCGGCCCTGAGCCAGGTCTCCGGCATGACTCGACAGACCGTGGACCGGGTCCTCGGTCAGTGGAAGCGCAAGCCGCCGAAGATCGGCGACGGGGATGAGACCCGACTCACACTGATCTGACCGCTGCGGGCTTGCTTTGGGACGTATGAATTCATACGCTCAGGGCAAGCCCGCACCGCCAACTACCTAGCGAGGAAACATGAGCACCGAGACCTCATCGACCAAGACCACCCGGACCCACGTCTTCCAGCACCCTCAGGCGCGAATCAAGCCGCTAGACGCGGACACCCTGCACGAGGCCGGGACCTGCCTTGTCTACGAGAACGCCGCGGCTGTCGCCCAGCTGAAGCGCTGCGGACAGCGATGCTGGGGCGTCTACCCGACCGGGATGACTATCCCCGCCGCGTTCGGAGCCTCCGCCCTGGAGGCCGTGACGACGTGGATGAGCGCCCGGGATGAGGCCGCCGCATGATCGTCTCACTCACCGCCACCGCCGTCGCCTTGGCCGTCGGACTGCCGATCTTCGCGCTCGGAGAGCACGTCCGCGAGAGCCGCCTCCCTGACCAGAACACTTCACCCGCCCGAAAGGAAGCGCCATGAGCAGATATGGATCGTTTGACCGCCTGGCCCGTGACACCGCGGCCCTCGTAGCTGCGTACCGAAAGACGTCCAGCGAGGGCGGGGGCAGCGTCCTCCTAGAGGACGGGACCTTCGTCATCAGCGAGGAGACCCTGCCGGACCTGGATTCGGACGTAGACCTGTATCTCGGCGACGGGGCATGGCTTGAGGTTCTCGACGGACTGACCCCCCGCGTACAACTCACCCTCCCGGACGAGTACGTGGAGGCCCTGGATCAGATTCCAGACACTCCGGCCAGGCCCCGTCGTCTCTACTGGTCCTCGGTCACGCCTCCTCTCGGACTGGACGACCCGTCCCAGAACCCCTACGGCTATGGGGATGTGACTCTGTACGTCCCGGAGAGCCTGGAGCCCGCCTACCGGGAAAAGGGGTTCTCCGCGTACGGCTCACCTAGCCGCCGTTACCTAGACATCTGGGACTACGAGCCGCCGTCGAGGGCGTCCACGGCCTCTCAGGAGGCCCTCGCGGGGGAGGCCGTCGAGTCGCCGAACCACTACACGTGGCTGGGGCAGTCACTCGCCGCGCTCGGTCTGAGCGACGCGGCCAACGTCGAGTCGTGGGACGTGCTGGACGCGGCGTTCCCGTCGGACCCGCTGCTGTGGAACTGCGGCAAGTACCTGCTGCGTCAGGGACGCAAGGGAGGCGAGGAGAAGCGCTTGGAGGACCTGCGCAAGGCCCGCCAGTACCTGGACCGACAGATCGCCCAGCTGAGTCGGGGAGGTGAGTGACAGGGATCACTGAGATGTGGGGATAGATGGGCTGGCGCCGTCCTTATGGGCGGCGCTAGCCTTATCTTGTACGTAGCCGACCACCCAACTCACAAAAGGAACGTGACATGAGCGACACGAACCCGGCCGCCGCCGCCGAGACCTACGCCGAGAAGATGAACCGCATCGCCGCCGAGCTACTGGACGTCCTGCGAGACGTCCTCGGCCCTGAGCGCCGTCTGCCGAAGCCGCGGGCCGCCTACGCCCGCTACGGAGACCACTCCGTCACCGTGCGCGACGGCGAGAACGGGCGCGTCGAGGTGACCGCTCACCTGACGGAGGCCGGCACAGTCCGGGAGTACTCGGCCCGCCTCACTCACGGAGACCTGGGGCCGGGGCTGTACCCCGCCGTCGGCCCCGTCCGTATGGACTGCTCGGAGGAGCCTGAGGAGCGCCCCACCCTCACCTACGTCCTCCCCCTAGTCATCCGCCTGGGGGCGGGGGCTGGGCGCTTGAAGGACGCTCGCAAGGCGCTGGAGGAGGCCGGGCTCCCCGTCGAGGAGTGCGGCCCGAACATCGTCCTGCGCGAGCCCTGCGCGTGGGGGATGCGCAACGTCGCCACCGTCGAGCTCAGCCCGGACAACGGCATGCTGCGCGTGCACGGCCGGGACGCGGAGCAGGTGCGGGAGGTTCTGTACCAGGCCAAGGTCTTCTAGAGTGACTCACGTCACTGAATACGCCCCGCTCGCGGCTTGCAGGCGGGGCGTATGCGTCCATACACTTGAGCCATGAGCACGAACCGCCCCACCCCCTCCGCCCAGATCGTCGCGATCGCCGCCACCCTGGCCCTGATCGTCACCACCTTCGTCATCGCCCTGGCGGCCTTCGCCGCGGGCGCCTACCCGCACCGCCCCGCTGAGGGGCCCGTCCCGGACCCCGCCTCCCAGGTCGAGACGACAGCTGAGCCGGGCG